TAGTAGCTGCTGAGGCAGCAAAACCACAAGTTACTAAACGTAAGGATAAGGTGGATAGTTCGGGATTCAATGAGTATTTCGATTATGACGAGGGGTACAGGCTAATAAGAGAATCCTTTGAGAAAAAAGATTGAGGAGGTTACTATGTGCACACTAGGCAAACTTACTGGAAACCGATACTTCGAACGCGATGGTTACATGGTCGGACTCACTTCTAAGGGGACGGAATTCTTTTTTGACAAGGAAGATTTGGACGTGGTACAGCATTTTACTTGGAGAGTAAATCAAGGATACGTTAAAACTCATGATACTTCAAACGGACATCAAACCATACAACTTCACAGAATGATTTTAAAATTGGACGACAGCAAGATATTCGTAGACCATATTAATGGTAATCCATTAGATAACAGAAAATCTAATCTTAGGATTTGCAATCGTCAGGAAAACTCACGTAACCGTGGTGCTCAAAAAGATAATAAGTCTGGATACAAAGGGGTATCTTGGCACAAACAACATCTAAAATGGTATGCTAGTATAGTGGTTAATCAAAAACACATCTTCCTAGGACTTTTTCACGACAAAAGTGAAGCCTCCAAAGCGTATAACGAAGCCGCTATTAAATATTTTGGTGAGTTTGCCAAATTAAATGAGGTGATTTAATGGATTATTATTCATTGGAATCAAACAAAAAGTATATGTCATACTCACAATACAAATCCATACTACAATGCGAATCCAAATACATAGCATATCTTAATGGAGAATTGGAAACTGGAACTCCCAGCACAGCTCTACTAGTAGGCAATTACTTACACAGTCACTTCGAGTCTAAGGAATCTCACGAAAAATTCAAAGAGGAACATCCGGAAATATTCACTAAACAAGGACAGCTAAGGGCTGATTATCAGCATGCCGACACAATGATAGAGACTATAGAGAAGGATGAATTTTGTAAATTCATATTGGAGGGCGAGAAAGAACGTGAGTTTTTGGGGGAACTTTTCGGAGTTCCTTTTAAAACTAGAATTGACGTCTGGAATCCAGAAAAGAAAAGGATAGTGGATTTAAAAACAGTCAAGAGTATTCACGAAAAAGATTGGGTTGATGGTCAGAAAGTAAACTTCATTGAGAAAAACAAGTACATGATACAAGCTGCTATATATACTGAAATAGTCCGTCAGAACGTAAACAATTCACCAGACTTTTATATTGTGGCAGTCTCCAAAGAACCCACGCCAGACAAAGCCATCATCAAGCTGACAGATTATGAGCGCTTCGAAGACGAGCTAGAAAAAATCAAACTCAATTTGGACAGGATAAAACTGCTACGAGAGGAGGCGATACAGCCCGTTAGATGCGAACGTTGTCACTACTGTATTAAAACCAAGAAGCTCGACAAGATTCTTTATTACGATGAGATATAGGAGGCGATTGTATGGAATTATTCAAGAGTCAATTTGGTAATGTGAGAATTGTTGAGGAAAGTGGAAAGGTATTATTCTGCGGCAGTGATATCGCTAAAGCGTTGGGGTATGTTAATCCCAACAAGGCTATTTTAGACCATTGCAGGTGTATAACGAAACGTGATATAGGCGTAAATGCTGGGCTTGGAGACCAAACCATTCGGATGAACTTCATAACCGAAGGCGATGTGTACAGATTAATAAGTCACAGTAAATTACCTGAAGCTGAGAAATTCGAACGTTGGGTATTCGATGAAGTTATTCCATCAATTCGCAAACACGGGATGTATGCTGAAGATGAAATACTAGATAATCCAGACTTACTTATAAAGGTCGCATCCAAGTTGAAGGAGGAAAAAGAGGCTAGAATATTAGCCGAACAGAAAAACGAAACTCTACAACTCACAATAGAATCTCAAAAAACAAAGGTGTTATTTGCAGACGCAATCGAGACATCAGATGACACCATTTCAATAGGAGCATTAGCGAAGTTAATTCAGAATTCAGGCTCTAATTTGGGTAGAAACAAGCTGTTTGAGCTACTCAGAAAGGATGGTTATCTAATCAAAGGTGGATATGACAGAAACCTACCAACGCAGAGAGTTGTAAAGTCAGGGTTAATGGAAATCTATGAGTCGGTAATAATCAAACCCAACGGAGACCTAATGGACACTAGAACCCCTGTTGTTACTGGGAAAGGTCAGATATACTTCGTGAATAAGTACAAAGGATACGTTCAAGAAGCTGAGACTAAGCAAATTAAAACCGACAAAGTTAAAGAATTACAAAGACTGGTTGACAAGTTAACACGCGAGAATAAAAAACTAGAGGGTATGAAGTTTGATGGGGAAGAACATTTAGGTAAATTTATTGAATTCTAAGGAGGATTTTATTATGGGTATATTTGAAAAATTTAATTCGATGTATGATGTGAAGAATTTGGCACAGGAGATTGAAGAGTTAAAAGGTAACGGAGACCAAAAACGCGAAATTAAGCAAGTTCCCTATGGGGAGTATGAAGTTCAGTTAAAAAAGATTGAATTGAAAGAATACGGAAACGGAGAGAAACTTAAACTAGCAATCCAATTCCAAGTTGCTAAAGGGGAATATAAAAACGGTTACATATTCGCAGACTTCCCACTTACTACAGGAAATCCAAAATTCAGCATCAAGAAAGCAAACGACTTCATAGATAGACTAGGCACAGGGCTCGACATCCACTTTGAAAACTTCGAGCAGTACGCTGAGATCGTACAACACGTAGGTGTGAGAATGAATGGGGTTAAGGTTAGGTTGGAGTATTTGGAAAATACAAGAGGATACAAGGAATATATCGTACTGTGAGCCTTAGGGCTCTATCTTTTTCTTAGGAGGTTAATATGAGAATAAACTACACCTACCATCAAGACTTCGTGAATCTCCTTAATACAATTAATGGAGACTACTTCAGGTTAGAGGGGATTAGTCAGAACGATCTAGACATAAACGCGTTTTCTGAAAAGTTCTTCGGGAATCATTCCTGTGTGTCAGATGTGTCCATCGATGCTAACGCCAATGTGGATGCGGTTAGTATACTATCGTACAACTCAGAGATTATGAAACCGACTTTGAAAATGAATTCGTTGTATCTTCTGTGGCATGAGATGCGAGAACTATACGACCTTCAGATTGCGAATAACGCTGTGAGAGCTCACTTAGAAGGTGATTTGTACATTAATGACATCACAGGGATACAAATGAGTTATTGCTATAACTTCTCCACATTTGACCTAGCGTTATTCGGAATGCCGTTCTTATCCAAACTAAAAGTAAGACCTCCTAAACACTTGACAAGTTTCTTCGGTCAAATTACGCATTTCATAACATTCGCATCAAATTCAATATTAGGTGCATGTGGACTGGCTGACGTATTGATAGTTGCCTCCCACTATGCTAAGCACGAGACTGACAAGACTATCAAGCAAGAGCTGCAAGGATTCATTTACTCTTGCGGGCAGCCATTCAGAGGCGGCTTACAATCGGCATTCACCAATATCAGCATATATGACGATTTATTTTTGGATGAATTACTTCCGGGGTATGAGTTCCCAGACGGTACTACTCCAGACAAACAGGTTGTTAAGAAATTACAAAACATGTTTTTGGAACTGATGAATGAAACTCTAAATGAAACTGTAATAACTTTCCCAGTAGTAACCGCGTGTTTCAGTATTGACGAGAAAAAAAATATCAGAGACACCGAGTTTCTTAAACTCATATCTGAACAAAACAGAAAATATGGGTTCATAAATATCTACTGTGGAAAAAGCAGCACGCTAAGTTCATGTTGTCGTCTGAGGTCAGATAAACAATTCTTCAATATGTTCGGTGCAGGAAGTCTAAAGATCGGTAGCCTAGGAGTTTGTACGCTAAACTTACCCCGCCTAGGTTCAAACCGACTCAAGAAGGGACTAAGCGAATTAGTCACTTTGGCACTCCAAATCAATCATGCAAAGCGTTCTATACTCAAGCGTAGGATAGACCAAGGTATGATGCCGCTTTATTCTCATGGATTCATGGGGCTCAATACTCAATACAGCACAATCGGGTTTGTTGGAATATATGAGATGGTCGAGAATATGGGAGAAGATATCCTAACTGTAGACGGAGAACGAATCGCTCTATTCACACTAGAAGTCATAAACAAAATAGCAGATGACTGGTCTAAACAGCACGGATATGCAGTCAATTGCGAACAAGTACCTGCTGAGAGTAGTGCAATCAAGCTAGCTCAAAAGGATGGGCGTGAAATATACAGCAATCAATTCTTGCCTCTACAAGCAAACGTAGACATGATACAGAGGATAGAGCTCCAAGGCAAGTTTGACTCACTATTATCTGGCGGGGGAATCGTACACCTGAATGTCGAGAACGAAATTGATGACGCCGACAAAATCGTACGACTGATTCGATACACGGCTAAACAAGGAGTTGTATATTTTGGAATCAACTACAACATTCAAAAATGTGAAAATGATCATGTTGTTGCGGGTAAAAACGAAAAGTGCCCTGTCTGTTTGGGAAAAATTACAGATAACTTCAGTCGCATAGTCGGGTACATTGTGAATACTAAGCACTTTGCTAAAACTAGAAGGGAGTTAGACTACCCCAACAGGAAGTTTTATGGTGATGTTTAAGGGGGTGTATTTCATGAAGATATCCACTAACTATAACCTCAATAAGTTAACCTACGAAATTTACGTGTCCGGGTGTAGAGGATCATGTCACAACTGCCATAATATTGAACTTAAAGACTACAACTTCGGTAAACCCTTAGATCTAGACGAACTACACAACACCATATCCAAACTAATCGAAGAGGGAATGCTCACCGCAATATGGCTTCTCGGAGGGGAGCCTCTAGATCGCGACATAGAAGAAATATTACCACTACTGATATCACTCCAATCATTTGACGTTGACATCTTCTTATTCACACGGTACTCCATAGGATGCATCCCGCTAGAAATCCAAATGCTTCTAGACTACATCAAGTGTGGATCTTACATAAATTACTTACCACCTAAAACCGTGATGGATATTAAGTTGGGGAGCGCAAATCAGTACATTGCGTATGGTGAAAGAAGGAGGTGTTGAATGTGGATGTTTGTCCAAGATGCAAGGCTAAATGTGAATTGGAGTTTATAGGGTACTACGACAATGACGCTGGTATATACAAATGTCCCGAATGTCACATCCTTATGGCAATTTCAATTAAGTATTTTGAGTAATACTGTGGGAGGGGTCGATTTTATGAGAAAAGTTATAATCGATACTAACGTACTTTTAGACCATCCTGACGCTATTAAAGACTTTGAGGTTGTTGTAGTTCCGATGGTAATACTCGAGGAATTGGTTAGCAAGAAAAGAGATCGTGACTTGGGGTATAAGGCGAGAAAAGTACTCAAAATGTTGGAAGAGGCTGAAAATGTAGCATTCATAGAGGAAGAACTATACGATAATATCAACGACAACAAAATCATAAACAGCGCAAAGGAAATAGATGCTGACATAATCAGTAACGACATCGACATATTACTTAAGTCTAGGGCGTTGGGGTTGATGTGTGAGAATTATACTCCAGGTGAGTTCTACAGGGGATGGAAAGAGGTAATACTCGGGGAAGATGGCATAAATGAACTTTTCCGAGATGGGCGACTCGAAGGTAGAGAAGCGGTACTCAATCAATATTTAGTCCTCCTAGACGATGCTAACGAACCAATAGACACTCGAAAAGTTACCTTGGGGGGACTAACTAAAATACCATATAAGGCATCCAAATCTAGGATGTTAGGCGTACTTAAACCTAAAGATCGGTATCAAGAAATGGCTTTGGACAGCCTCTATAACGAAGACTTCACTATTCTAACAGGAAGAGCGGGAAGTGGTAAGACACTACTCAGCCTATCATATGCGTTCGACATGATTGAAGCTAGGAAATACCGCAAATTGATAGTAATATTCAATCCAACTCCAGTAAAGAACTCTCAAGAACTCGGATATAACAAGGGATCTAAACTCGAAAAGATACTCCAAAGTGCCATAGCAGGGGTGTTGGCTTGTAAGCTTGGCGGAGAAGACAATTTACTCGACTTAATAGAGCGAGATGTTATAGAAATCATACCATTATGTAACGCCAGGGGTATTGAAATTCCAGACGATTGCATTCTATATTTCACTGAAGCACAAAATCTCAACGTTGAAATGACAAAGCTAATAATTCAAAGAGCCGCTGAGGGAACTAAAATCATCATGGAGGGTGACATAGACACCCAAATTGATAAGGGGGCATTCGAGGGAGCTAACAACGGACTTGTAAGGGCTATTGAAGTATTTAAGGGATATGATAATTTCTCAACTGTGTATCTACCCAATATCTATCGTAGTAAGTTGGCTGATAGGGCTGATTTGATGTAGAAAGGAGTCGATTCCTATGAAAAATCTTTGTCAAGCTTTCGGCGTCTCGGGATATGAGGACGAAATTAGGGACTGTATATCTCGACAAGTGGTAGAGCACGTTGATGACATGTATGTTGACAACATGGGTAACCTAATCTGCTATGTCATAGGAGACAGTCGGGAAAGCATAATGTTCACGGCTCACATGGACGAGATAGGGGTTATGGTCTCTGGTGTAGACGAGGAATGTTTAGGACGCGTTAGTGTTATAGGAGGGGTATACTCTAAGTATTCCCTCTGCAATCGAGTTAGATTTGAATCTGGACACGTTGGAATAGTGTTTGCTGATGAGAAGGGAGACTTAAAAGTGGATGGGTGTGGTAAAAAACTCAAGGTAGGAGACGTTGCTTGCTTTGAAGGTGATACTATAATTAAAAACGACACTATAATATCTAAGGCATTGGATAATCGACTTGGATGCCACGTGTTGATAGAAACTATTAAGCGAATGGGATTTGCAAGGAAAGACACTTACTTCGTATTTACAGCCCAAGAAGAAACCGGATTAAAAGGAAGTGGCGTTGTGGCACATAGACTCAAGCCTGATATGGCAATCAATGTCGACATCACAAGCGCTAGCAAGGACGTGAAGTTAAAAGAGGGAGTGGCTATAAAGGTGAAGGACAGAAGCGTTATTTGTCATCCAAAAGTAAACCGGTTATTACAAGACTACTGCAATGGACATGAGATTAAATATCAATTGGACGTATCTGACACTGGAGGGACTGACACTGGAGCAATTCAATTATCGGGCGACGGTATCGTCGTTGGTGCAATCTCTATTCCAATCAAGTACACACATTCGATATCTGAAATGGCAAGTTTGACTGATGTTGAGAGGGCTATAAAATTATTAATTAAAGTGGCGGAGGGTTGAGTATGTGGAGAGGTACTAATGAAGGTGAAGAAGACGTTGTTAATCATCCTAAGCATTATACTAGTAACGATTCTGGCGTTGAATGCATACAAGTGACTGAGCATATGGATTTTCTATTAGGCAATGCGATGAAATACATATGGAGAGCTGGACTCAAAGACGCTACTGTGCAGGATTTACGTAAGGCTATCTGGTATATCGAGAGAAAAATCAAATTATTGGAGGTCCAAAATGAATCATCGCCTAATAGACTCGGTTAGGATATCTCACGATATGATGAGAGAGGATTTGAATTTGTTTTGTAAGATTTTCAAAGATGCTTATAAGTGGAGGCACTGGTAGAAGGTTAATACTGTTACTCTGGAGGGAGTGATTAATATGCCAAGTGGGGGTCGTATTATCAATTCTGACGAAAGAGACTCGCATATACAATCTATCAAGGGTAATATCTCAAGATACGAAGGCGACGAATATCGAGATGGTTACGGCAACATTAGATGTCCATACAATGAGATTCTGGAAGACCTATACGAACAGTTATACTGCTACGAGAATATACCAGGACTAACAGTTTACAATATGGTTGAGCAGTATGGATATTTGGCGGATATAAGATTCTTGAACAATAGTACTGCCCTACCTGACTTATATAAATCAGTCCACGGATTACGGCATTTATCAGATGAAGACGCCCGCACAATAGTAAGATATAAATTACATTGGCTACATAATCAGGGCTACATGATGCCGACAATAGAATGGGAGTATGAAAAATGGCGGGCTCAAGTCATTAAAATAAGACAAGGTGACTCCGAAAAAATGATGATGAAAGAACGCGCGGGGAGTCACTCATTTATTTTAATAGATCCGCCTTATGCGGGAGATGTTAACTATGCTGAACTGTCAGAATTCTTCCTTGCATGGGACAAAAAGATACTATCTGAAATATTCCCTAATTGGTCAACTGAGTCGAGTAGAAAGCAAGCTGTAGAATTCAATTTTGAAGCCAAGATGTTATCAATATTGAAGCAATGCCACAGAGTCCTACACGATGAAGGGACTCTTATTTTATTCTTCGCAAGTAAGAAAAAGGCTGTTTGGCAGCAATTGAAAGACGGACTTACAGGATCTGGTTTCCATCTAGTAAAATTTCACACAATCACAACTGAACCTAATGCTGCTGGTATTAGAAAAGGCAATCGATACAACATTTCAATGGTAATGGTGTGTAAAAAACAACCTATTGAGTTCGGCAACTCACAGGAAATATACGAGTCCAAAATAGCTGAGTATGAATTCTCAGATGTAGACAAAACTAACATTAAATGGTGTGCTCAAATAATGTCCGGGGACGAGTTAACTTGAAGGGAAGTGAGTTGTATGGTGTTATTATTCATTGTTGCGCCTATTACATTCTACTTTGTGTTGATGGGATTAAATAAACTCGGAGGTGATTGAATGATATTCATTGACTTTGAGGTATTTCGCCTGAACTGGCTATGCGTAGCTTATGACACTTCCAATCAACAGAAACATATTATCGTAGACGACATAGAGAGCCTTAGGGCTCTTTACGAGTCTAATAAGGATAATATCTTTGTTGGGTATAATATTCGTGGGTATGACGCACCAATGATGAAATGTATTTTACAAGGGCATGACCCATATAAGTTGAGTCAGCATATCATCTCAGGTCAAAAATGGTGGGAGTTCAACAGTTCATTACATAGAGTACCTCTGAATATCTATGACTGTTCAGTGTTCACAAAGTCGTTGAAGGAGCTAGAAGGTAATCTCGGTTTAAGTATTAAAGAGTCTACGGTATCATTCGACCTAGAGCGTGAACTAACTGCCGAGGAAATCGAGGAGGTTGTTGACTACTGCGTTTGGGACGTTGAGTCCACTATAGAAGTATTCTTGCAGAATAAAAAAGAGTTTGACTCTCAAATGGCATTGCTCAAGACGTTTAACCTACCACTCAAGTTCATTGGTAAGACTAAGGCTCAGTTATCAGCCATCATATTGGGAGCAGAGATGAAAGAGCACAATGACGAGTTCGATTACTTTCATAGACTCCCTGACACTATAATACTAAAAAAACCAGAATATCAAGACGTTTACCTGTGGTATCAACATAACCAAGATTATGAGACTAAGTTAGACGTAGAAGTATCCGGAATTCAACACACTTTTGGTTTTGGCGGACTACATGCTGGGAAAGAAAAGTATTGTGAGGAAGGTATATTTCTGAATCTCGATGTCGGTAGCTATTATCCGGCACTTATAATTGAATACGACTACATGAGTCGGAATGTTAAAAACAAAGGGAAGTATAAAGATATAAGAGATGAGAGATTGAGATTAAAAGCTAAGAAAGACCCCAAACAAGAACCCTACAAGATAGTCCTAAACTCAAAATATGGTTGCCTAAAAGCCCAATTCAACCCGCTGTACGATCCTTTACAAGCCAATTGTATATGTGTAGCTGGACAATTAATGTTACTTGATTTAATTGAGAAGCTGGAGGGATATTGGGAGCTATTACAAAGTAATACAGATGGACTTATGGGAAAAGTCCAAAGGATGGACGACGTGGAGACTATAAAGAACATTTGTGCTGAATGGGAAAAGCGTAATAGAATGACGTTAGAGTTTGAAATATTCAAGAAGGTATTTCAGAAAGATGTTAATAATTATCTTGTCATGAAAGAGGATGGCTCACATAAGAGTAAGGGGGCTTGGGTTAAAAAGCTCAGTACCTTGGATTACAATCAGGCTATTGTAAACAAAGCAATCGTGAACTACCTTACAAAGGGCATTGACGTTAGGACTACTATTATAAACTGCGACGATCTAATAGAATTCCAAGGGATCGAGAAAATTACAGGTAAGTACGCCGCTATATATCACGGAGACGAACGACTTTCGGAAAGATGCATCAGAACATTCTCGTCTAAGGATGAAAATGACAAAGGTATATCTAAGTTACATAAAGAGACCAACACCAGAGAAAAGATATCTGGAAGTCACGACCACGTGTTCATAGATAACGGATCTATGGTTGGCGTAAAAACTCCCAGTAAACTAGATAAAAGTTGGTACATAGACTTAGCGATTAATAGAATACGTGAGTTTGGGTTAAATTACAATTAGGATGTGATATTATGGATGAACTATTAAGGCGTATCGTGGGTATAGTAGATGATTGTGTATCACTACATATACACGCCGGGAATGTTTGGTTTGAACTATTTGAAAGTAATATTGTCGTAAATGTAAATTTCAAAGACGATCGAGCGTTAATTAACACCGTAACATGTCAACTGGATTCTTATAGGCTCGCTCAATTGTGTGATGTATTAAAATTGATAGACGATAATATTGAGGTTATTAAGGAGGTAATAACGTGAATAATGTTTTACAGGTGTATGGCTTCATGAATGATGACGGAGATCTGGTTTGTAAGGAACACTATTTCACTGAGGCACATGTATATTATGAACTATTAATTGTTCTAGGAACGAAGAGATTCAATTCACTGTGTCACAAGGGGGAGTTAATACTTGAAGTCTGGGATAAGCATGGAGATCCTGGATATAGTTGCATTAGAGGTGTGCCTGATTATGTATTGATGCTAAAATATGATTTATTACATTGTATTCTGTTTAAAAGCCATACTATACACGTATGACGGTGATTATATGGAATCGTTAGAGATAGAGAACGAAGAACTAAAAAGGGAAGTTAAGGTACTGGAGGCGGAGATAACCAAATTAAAGAGTGAATTGGAGAGTCTAAAGACTCTTCTTTTTTATTTTAAGGAGGTATTCAGATGATAATGTACGTAGACCATAAGGAGATAAACGTGCACTTAGTATCTAGCACCAGTCTAGAAAACTCAGAGGGTTATACAATCCAACTTAAATTTAAAACACCTAAACTAAGCGAACGTGAGTTAGATTGCCTAAAAAATTTCATTACCACTTGGTTGTTTATAGATTAAGGAGGGATTTTAAATGGGTATATTCAACAAGATAATTGAATGCTTACAGTGTTTCAATACAAGAGATATTAAATATGTTGAGCTGGATGACGATATCCGGGGATACTTGAAACCGACTGACGTTGAACCGTTCTTCATCACTCTAGAGACCTATTTTAACGTGTTGTTGAAAAGAGACAAATTCATTGTTTGCGATATTGTGGAGGAGATTAAGCTGAATATTGGATTTTAAGGAGGAGATTGCATGGGAATCAACGTCTTATCTTGCTTCGATGGAATATCCTGCGGTCAATTAGCTCTAAGAAAATTGGGCGTGAAAGTAGACTGCTATTATGCAAGTGAAATTGATAAGTATGCAATTAAAATTACTCAGCATAACTTTCCCAATACTATTCAGGTAGGGGACATTTCCAAGTTGAAAAGCGAAGACTTCAAAGATATCAAGTTATTGCTGGGTGGTAGTCCATGTCAAGGATTTAGTTTGGCTGGGAAGCGTTTAAACTTTGAAGACCCCAGAAGTAAACTGTTTTTTGAATTTGTTAGATTACTCAAAGAGATTAAACCCAAGTATTTCCTATTAGAAAATGTAAAAATGAAACTAGAATGTCAAGATGTGATAAGCGAACACTTGGGAGTACAACCCATCGAAATTAATAGCTCACTTCTTTCGGCGCAAAACAGAAAGCGATTGTATTGGACTAATATACCCGATGTTAAACAACCGGGTGACAAGAACGTACTCATTTCTAATATATTAGACAGCGGGGTTGCTTGTTATTGTGAAAAGTATGGTAAACATATCAATAAAATAGAGGTAAATAAATCACTTTGTTTATTAGCGCGGGATTATAAGAGCTTTGGTAATCAACAAATGACTGGCGTTCTTGAAGTCGGTAGGCAATATTGCAGAATGCTCTCACCAGTAGAATATGAAAGATTACAAACACTACCCGATAATTATAGTGGAATTGTAAGCAAAACCCAAAGATATAAAGCATTGGGTAATGCTTGGACTGTCGATGTAATAGCGCATATTTTATCATATGTTGATATGGGAGGTTTAATATGAACTTGTTTAAAGGATATATTAAAACATCCGGTAAAAAGCCAATCGAAAAAGTTCGGGATAGTGAACGATTGTACGAACACACTGACTTAGAAGGGGATTTTGGAGGAGTTTTGAAAGATGAAATAGTCATGATAGACGTGGACGATGCCTCCGATGCTGACAAAGTCAGAGATATATTGGCTGCTGAAGGGATTAAGTGCGAGAGCCTCAAGACTACTAGAGGGCGTCATTTTTATTTCATAAACAATGGACTAACTACCAACAAAATAGGGACTCTAACACTATGTGGCATTAAGGTAGACATTAAGTTGGGTAGTAAGAATACAGTTGTTCCACTCCGAATCGACGGCGTTACTAGGGAGTTTAAAGAGTCACCTCAGTTCATAGACGTACTTCCAACATTCCTCAAGCCGTCTAGATATGCCAAGGACTTATCCAAATCTCAGAGTAGGAATCAAGACCTTTTCAACTACATACTATCGCTACAGAGTGATGGATACAACAAAGAAGACATCAGAAACGTTCTCACCATAATCAACAAGTACATATTTACCGAACCATTACCAAATAGCGAACTGGAGACCATACTACGGAATGAGGCATTCATTAAGCCTTCCTTCTATTCAGTAGATGAAAAGGGACGGCGTAAGTTCAAGCACAACGCGTTGGGAGATTGGCTAATCAAGGAACTCCGAATAGTTAGAATAAACGGATTGTTGCATTCCTACTGTGAAGGAGAATACGTATTAGATACCAACTTAGAGCACTATATCATAGAGGAGATTGAAGAGCTAGAGTCTCACTATCGCAAAGAGGTGCTGACCTACATAAACGCCAAACTGACAGAAGGAATGGAATTAGCTGACTCCAGATATATCTGTGTAGGGAATGGAATATACAATCTAGAGACGGATGAACTCGTTGAGCATAACCCAAACGTGGTCATAACCAACAAGATACCAATCAATTATAATCCTAATGCTAGAGGCAAATTGATTGAAAAAACATTTAGAGATCTAGCGTGTGGAGACGCTGAGTTAGTGGAACTTTTCTTTGAAGTAATTGGATACTGCTTATATCGTCGAAATGAGCTGGGAAAATTCTTCGTCTTAACTGGTGATGGTGGTGGAGGTAAGAGTACCTTATTGACCATCCTAAAGCGCCTAATAGGTACTAAAAATAGATCTAGTGTAGGAATCCACGACCTAGAGAAGAGATTTCAAAATACCTCTATAGTTGGGAAGCTGGTTAACATTGGGGATGATATCGACTCGGCTTATCTAGAGAAGAACGAAGTGTTGAAAAAAGTTGTAACAGGGGATGACGTACAGTTTGAGTTCAAGAATCAGACGCCGTTCCAATATCAGTCTTACGCTAAGTTCTTGTTCGCGGCTAATGAAATACCTAGGTGCAGAGACCTTACTGACGGATTGGCTCGAAGGATGGTTATCATACCATTCAATGCCAAGTTCAGTAAAGAATCGGGAGACTACGACCCATTTATAATAGACAAACTCCAAACTAAAGAGAACCTGGAGTACATACTCCACAGATCCATAAAGGCACTAAAGGGAGTTCTCCAAAATAGGTCATTGACTGAGGCGGAGGCAGTTAGACTGGAAAAAGAGAAATTCGAAGCAAATAACAACTCGGTCGTTGGATTCATGAAAGATGGTGCGAAGGTTGAGAATGAGTTTTGTGACGATGTTTACAGGAAATATTGCAGGTGGTGCGACTCTCAAGGTATCAATGCACTTTCCCAAAATAGGCTTGGTAGGGAACTGAACAGGAAATACAACTTTAAAAGTAAATCATCGAGAGTTAAGGAATCGTTCAAAAAGATTTACTACAAATAAACATTATATTATAACACATAAATATTCATTTGTCAATAGTTTCACAAAAAGTTAAATCAAAAAAAAAGGCACTTTTTCAGCCTTCTAGCCTTAGAGGCTGTAGGTCTGAAGGGGGGGTGTACCCATTTTATAGTTATACTCTTTTATAGAAAAATCATCTTATATATTTTATAAATAGTAAAAAAAAGTAAAAAATCGGTACACATCGGTTACACTATGGGCGGCTCTAAGCGTGACCGATTGTGACGCGTGTACCAATTCAATAAATCGGTACACAAATCGACGTCAGGATGCCCGAGATTTTTTAAAGGTATTTTGCTATTACCAGAATAATTAAAACGATTGTAGTGTATCGTGGCGTGTCTGAGGGGGTGTTAATATGAAGTTAATCGGGAGAGGGAAATTGCGTTGTGATAATTGTAACGCCAAAGATGTAGTCTTCAAGTTGGAGATAGGAGATATTATAGTGCTGCTGTGCGTTGACTGCTTGGAGGAAGTGAAATTGACGATTGCCGAGTTGGAATTACCATATTAGGGGGGGTTGTTATGGATAAGAATCAACTTGAATTAGTATTAGATTTTATCGACGATGAATTGGAATACGCAATGTGCATACACGGACCTCACAACAGCCACAGCGAGGCTTATGCTGTTATCTTGGAAGAGGTTCAGGAGGCTGAGGAAGAGGTTGTCAACATCAATAGTCTCATGGATGATTACTGGGACTGTATCAGGGATGACGACTATGAGGACTTAGAAGATACTAAACTACAAATATTCGAGGGATGTATTAGAGGTATAGAAGAATTGATCCAGGTTGCTGCTATGGTTAAGAAAAATATCGTTCCTAGGAAGTAGGTGCATTATACCACAAAAATCAATAAAATGATACTTTTTAGACTTCACGATTTGTGAAACCAATAATAGGAGGTAAGCCTATGCTTAACTATTCACTATTGACTTACAAAGAGCGAGTTCAGTGTTTTCTAGAAAATCAGGAGGTTGATTTGGAGAAAGCAGCAGACTACCTACTCAATAGCCCAGATTTGGAGAGTCCTAAAAAACTACAGTATAAGGTATTCGATGATAGGCAAATGTTTTTGAAGTCGATTAAAGAGGCTGACGCTGGGTTGGATGAACTAAGATTTACGGACGTGATGAGAAATCAGGTTAATTGGAAAAAGCAAAAGAAGCAAGTGTTAAAGAAGGAAGACTTAGAGAAGCCTATAATTAAAGACTATCAGGAGTTTATTGAGCATTGTCAAAAGGCAGAAGGTAATAGCTGGGTTTTGGCTAAACAGATCGGGGAGTCCAGGGCTATACAGAAAATGGTTAAGGATAGACATGTCATATACTTCAAACACATTGGGGACGAGAGTACTGAAAACAATTTAGATTGGATTGATTTAGATAATCCTAAACACGTCAGAGAACTACTTAGGATTAGAAGTAACAATTTGAGTACTTGGTTAGGTTGCATTACTTTGGTGATTGATGAGCTTACGGTCAACTTGACTGAAAGACGAAAAGAAGTATTGAAATTGTGGAGGCAGGGTTTAACTATGGATCAGATTGCGAATTACTTAGGTCTTAGTATCCCTTCGGTATACAATCGTTTAGATGTAATCTGCAAAGATATCATTAAAGAATATTGTAATGGCTTCAATGAATATATCTATTCCAACTACATAAAGGCGGAATACAAGAAATGTCGTAAGTGCGGTGAGACTAAATTTGTTTGGTTGTTCAGTCATGATAAAAGGGAGAAAGACGGACTGAATGCGTTATGTACAAAATGTAAGAATAATTACAACTAAAATAGTTAAAAAAAATCAATTTAAACTACATTATATAATAGAGTAACAACATTTCTAAATCGGGCGGATTGTATAACGTCCGCCTCAGTTACAACATCATTGACCAGCATAATTATTATGAAAGGGGATGATGTGTATGTGTAATAATCCAAGAGAGCTTAAAGAGTATCTAGATAAATATGTAATTGGTCAAGAGGATGCTAAACGAGGGGTTGCTACAACTGTTTTTAACCATGCGCTTAGAAACACAGTTCCAGAGGAATCTGACTTATTTCCTAAAAATAATATTATGTTAGTTGGTCCTTCAGGAGTTGGGAAAACATTCATGATACAAAAAGCATTGAGTGTATTAAACGTCCCTTGCTATATAGCTGATGCTACTAATCACACAAGTACAGGTTGGAAAGGTAACGATGTCATTGATATAGTAGAGTCTTTATTATCTGCTGCTGATGGTTCTATAGCAGAAGCGCAAAGAGGCGTGATAGTAATAGACGAAGTTGATAAAATGAGAGCCACACCTAACAATTCTGGTGTGGATATAAATGGTACTGGATTGCAACAGTCATTATTGAAGATGATAGAAGGCGCTCAATTTCAACTCAAGTGTGGGATTATAGATACTACTAATATTTTATTTATATTTTCAGGAGCATTTATTGGACTAGATGAAATAGTCAAAAAAAGAAAAGGTATTGGGCAAAAAAAGAAATCATTAGGATTTAGCAACACAGTTATTGAGGAAGAAAAAGCAAGTGAGTTTATTCTAAAGGAAGTTATAGCAGAAGACTTAATTAATTACGGATTCATGCCTGAGTTTGTAGGTAGAATCTCGGCAATAGGAGTATTGGGTAATTTAAACAAGGACGACTTTAAACGTATTTTAACTGGAACTGAAGATAACATTTTAATTAAATACGAAAATTACTTCGCTGCAAATGGTATCAAATTAAAAGTCAAAGAATCTTTCATAGATTACATAATAGAAGAATCTAACGTTACCAAGACTGGTGCTAGAGGATTAAAGAGTGTTTTAGATAAGCACATGTTGGAATTGATGTATGAACTTCCTGGAACTAAAATCAAAACGTACGTATTAGAATCACCTAAAGAGAAAGGGGCGATTTTGTTATGATATTAAATGTAAATTCTTTTGTTAATGTGAAACTAACTCCTAGAGGTAGAGAATTATACCTATTCTATTTTGGTAAAGATCCCGAATTAGATTCAAATGGTCTTTATAGGTGTAGGATGTATGGTTTGTTTCAGTTGTTTCATTTGTTCGGAGATGGGTGCGATTACAGCAAAGAAGTAATTTTTGAACCTGAAATAACATATGAAGGGTGATTTATTATGAGCGATTTTTCTAAGTACGATATTAGTAAAGAAGTTGATTGGTTAGACGCTCTAGATATAGACGCTGAATATAGCAGGGGAATAGGTAAGCAAGTGTATTGTGGTAATGACTCTATAGACGCCTTCTTAAGGAGTAGGCGTAATGTTTAAATGTTGCAAGCATGCAGGATGTAGTACACTAGTACAAGTCACTGGTAGTAGCAAGGACAGTACATACTGTGATGTACATAAGCCTAAGATAGAAGAGCATAGAGGTAGTCCTGCTAGCAGAGGGTACGATACGCACTGGGCTAAGGTTAGACTACTTAAACTAAAACGCAATCCTATATGTGAGCTATGTGATAGTAAAGGATACTTAAAGCCTGCTACACTAGTCCACCATATATGCTATCTTAGACACGGAGGAGCACGCTTAGATATGAATAACTTAATGAGCTTATGTATACAATGTCATGGGGAATTACATAAACGTATATGACGCGCCACAATCGATTTAAAGGCGTTAAAATATTGAGGACGTGATTGAGCATTACCCAGAGGTGATTAGGGTGGCAGGGGGGCATCAATTCTTCGCTGTGTGCCTCCCAGATAC